AAAATTCGAGTTTGACTTAAGATATTCTTGTAAAGTTGTCTTAACTTGGTCAAAATCCAAGTTAGAGAAATTAGCTAATGGCATTTTTACCTACTTGACTGCAATACAAATTGTAATTCTTGTGCTGGAATTTCAATTCCGATGATTTCATATACGATAGTTACATCAAAAGTGTTATTATCATAGTCTGGAAATGCTTTCACATCTATCAATTGCACTCTTGGTTCAAAGTTTTCTATAGATTCACGTAATTCATCAACAATAATGGATGCTGTTATGTCATCAATGTTCTCAAATAGTGATTCAGTAATTCTAGAACCAAAGGTTGGTTCAAAAAACTTCTCTCCAGGCAATGTGAACACAATATTTCTTACAGAACGTGCAATCGCATTCGCATTTTTAAGCACAATGAGGTCATCATTCAGGGGATTTGCCTGAAATGTCATACTAAGATCTTTAAATCCTTGACTAACCCGTTCTAAAGGCACACTAATACACCAATTATTGTTTATTTATTAAGGATTGTATACTCCTATTCTGTAAGAGTCATTGCATCCACTTCATAATCCAATCCATCCTCCTCAAAATCACCAAATATCTCACTTTGGACTAGATCATCACGTTTTTTAGGTGTAAGACGGTCATAAGATACCTCTCTTAGCATTTTTTTCTTGGAGTTTTCCATAATTTTGGTATGTTTTTACTATTTAACATAAAAAAAGGAGGGACTTAACCCTCCTTCATTATTTTCCTTGTCCTCGGTACGGTTTTTTTGCTTTATTACGAGACGTTGCGGATAGTAACGTTCGAGCCGAGCGGCCTTGACGAGTTTTTTTCGGACGAGACTTCTGATAACCCCCATCGGTTATGTTAGAAAGCATTGGCATTAGTTAATTTCCTCTAGTTTACGTTGTACTGACTCATCGGTTGCCTTAACTCTGTAAGAAACTCCATCCCTACGAGAAAGTTCGGTGAGTATCCCTGCGGATAAATCCCATAACTCTTCTGTTCTGAGTTGAGAATTCACCGACATCTTAAATAACCCTTGTCTTTTCATGTCCTACACGTATGCGAGGGTCGCACCATGTCTCAATACCCATTTCCTTTGCGTCAAGGCAGAAAGACACGTCCTCACCACACATATCCTGAACTGCACCTGACTCAAAGACTTGCATCTTAGGAGCAAACCAAGGATACTGCATGTCCTCAAAGACTCCCTTCTTAATTAGTACCCATCCAAAACCTGTATAGTCAACTGTGAAAGGCTTGTTGCGTTTGCCCATAGATTCAACAGTTTCGTGATTCATAACTCCCCCATTCTTACGGAAGTCTTCCTCTTCTAACCAATGTGCAACTGAGGTAGTATGTCCGTCTTCTGTAGCATACCAACCTGCTGCGATCTGTCTTTCTTCACCTTCCGCAGGTATTGCTAGATCACAGAGTTGCCAGAACTTCTCCACATTAAAAACAATGTCATTATCAATCCATAACTGATAATCATACTCTAGTTTACCATCCCAAGGTTTCTGATCAGCACCACGAAGAACATTTGCACCAAGACACTTACATCTTGCAAAGTTAACCATAGAAGAGTAATCCTGTGATATCTGAATACTCATTCCTGCTTGTACCATGTCAAAAGACAATTGTACGAAATTCTTTAAGAAGGTATATGAACAACCTCTACCTGGTAAACAAAATACTATAGTCTTTCCTTTCCATCTTTCCTTGATTGCAGGAATATCCCATTTGGGTGCTTCCTTTGTAGGAGCCTTTGCTTTAACAGTAAATCCTTTTGCCATAACCTTTTAGTTACCTTCAATCCAATTATACAACGATATTATATAGTTGTCAATTAATTAAATGCATATTGAAGGAAACCGAAACACGAGTAGTATCTAATGAATGAGGTTCAACATAATGTGGAAGATCTGATGGAAATATAAGTACTTCTCCTGCCTTTGCATTTACATATACACCTTCCCCTATATCCAACTCTGGGAATGCTAAGTATAGATTACTTCGACTATGTTGTAAAGGGTCTATGAATACTAAAGAGTTATTATTATCAGTAAGATACCATATACCTGATAGATCAGACTTAGGGTGTGTATGCTGAAAGTTAAAGTCTCCTTTCTCATTTACATTCAACCACCAATTCGCAGGTCTAATCTTATCTTTGAATGTTAATGAATCTAGTATATGTTCTCTAAAAGGAAAAGGAAGATAATCAAAGGTCTGTGCAACACTCTGATACCCTCCCCTATTTGATCTTTGCTTATTATCATTATCCTCTTTATAATCTAATGCCCACTCATATGCACCTCTGGGTAATTCATTATAGGTTCTCCATATAGGAGTACCAAACTTCATTACATTTTCCATCTAGTATGAATCGTCACCACTTGGTTCTATTCTTATTGGTCCTCCAACACCTACTGTGGGAGCTGCCTTCTCAAACGACAAGTCTCCTGCACTATAATCTGTCTTTAGCAACCCTACCATGACGTTGAGTAGTTCCCATGTCTCCTCAAACTCGTCTTGTTTTAAATTATGATATATGCAACGATCCTTTATGTAGATATGGTATGTCGTTATATTACTTAAATCTTCAGGGGGCATTTTTCACTTGGGGATTTTTTTTATATATGAAACCTGAGAAGGTCAAAAAATTTTTTCGGGATTTTTATATATACAACTCGATCTGTCACCTCTGTAGGTTAGGAAGGTTCCTTTTTTTATAAACGGGGGCAACGCGACGCAGGGCAATAACAA